AATATATCCAGTAGCGGAAGTATTAAAAACCTCGCCAGTTGAAACTTTGACATTCCCACTTGCATCAACAAACAACCGCCCAGTGCCATTAGTCGAGATGGCTACTTGGTCTGCGCCGGGGGAGTACAGGCCGGTGTTAGTGTCACCGGTGAAGGTAATCGTCGGTGCGCCAGCAGTACCCAACGGATGCTGCGCAATGCTGTCGAATGTTGCGGTGCTGGTAACGTCCAGCGTGCCTGGTACATCAACGTTGCTGGTCCACTCAACACCGGTGCCAGCAGCATCGGTTTGGATGAGCTGGCGGGCAGCGCCATCTTGCAGCTTCGAGACAGGCAGTTCGTCGGCGACAATGCCGACCCAGGTGCTGCCGTTCCAGACTTTCATCTGAGCAGGGGACACACTTGTGTCCAGCCACTGCTCACCTGTGTAGTTTCCGCTGCTTCCGCCAGAAGCCGGCACACTGTTTGGTGCCGTGGTGCCAACGTGCACCGGGCCTACTTTGACGATGCCTGTGCCAGCGGAATCCTTGAAAAAGAGGCCGGGGCTTGCGGTATTCGTATTGATCGCAATGCGCCCGTCAGCCAAGCTGGTAGTGGGGCGCTTGTTTGCGGTGCTGCTGCGGAGATGCTGCCAAGTAGCCATGCCTTAACTCCCCTCTGGGACGGCGTTACGGCCCAGTCTAGTATTCGCCCTCGTCGATCTCGAATTCGTACTCGGCGAAGACTTCCGTGAGAGTTTTGTATTGGACGTAGTAATCGGCGTTGCTGACTTTTACAAGCAGCTCACCGGGTGTGCCTCCTTTGGGCAGGTTTTCGCCATTGTAATTAAAGCCGGACATGCCACCACTCAGTAGGTGCCTTCATCGACAGTGCCAACTGTCATGGCACCCGTGGAGTTGTTGACCTCGATCTCGGTTGTTTCGAGGACAATGCCTAGCGTTGATGCTGTGGCGATCTGGACGCGGCCCCACAATGTGGTCAGAGCTGCTTCGGCGTCCGCGACGCCAGTCATGGCGGGCGTTAAGGAGCCACCAGAGAAAGTGACGTCACCAGCATCAATCACGCTGATGCCCGCGCCAACCAAGTTGACGTGTGTCCACGTTGTGCCTTGGCCGGGGCTGAGGATCCAGTCGCCAACGTCGAGGGCGACAGCTGGTGCAGGTGCTACGCCAGTGCCGGCAGTGGTTACCAGCAGATACACACCAGCGCTAGCTGATGTTGGCGCAATCAACGAAGAGCCTACGGTTAAGCCAGCGCCGGCACCGTAAGTGTTCAGGCTGGAGACGGTATTTGTGCTTGCGTTATAGGTGCCACCAAAACGCAAGTTGGCTTGAGCGCCGAACTCGTTGTTGAGTGGGAGATAGTAGCCCTGGGCTGGAGAGACTTGGCCGACCCAGACGTAAGCGGTGCGGTCGGTGGGGTTGATCCAGAGTTGGCCGGCGAACTCGGGGACAGGCTGTGAGCTGCTGACTTGCGCGATTCCGTAGTCAGCAAGTTGAGCTGCCGTGACGCTATTTGGTGCAAGACGGGCGGTACTGAATGTGCCGCTTGTAATCTTGCTAGCGTCAAGATCTGGAATATCAGTAGAGTTAAGTGATAGAGCGCTGGTGATGTGGCCTTGATTGTCGTATGTGACTTTGGCTGCAGTGCCTCCAACAACGGCATTAGTGTGATTAAGAGTGCCGAGCCCGGTAACGCCTAAGCCACTACCGGGACTGATAACGCCGACAGTACTTACGGTGGCTACAGGTACATCAGCACCTACGAGTGTGCGGCCACCGGTTACTAAACCTCTGGAGTTATACTGAACAACGTGATGGTTACTTGTTTCTGCGGTGACCGTGTTATTGATGGCGATTGTGTTACCGCTAATAGTTAGGCCGTTGCCATTAACAACTACAGCACCTTTGGTTGTAGTGGTTGCTGTAGGTAAATCGTCGCCAGCAATGGTGCGGTAAGTAACGACTCCACTTGCTGCAGTGGGGCCAGCTAAGAATTGTGCGGCGCTTGCGGTGTTGTCGAGGGTGGTGTTGATTGTGGCGGTGTCGCCTGTTGCGGATACGGTTACGTTGACGACTCCAGCCGTGCCACCTACAAGTGTGTTAAGTGAGCCAGCGGCTTTAATTGGAGTCCAAGTTGCACCGCTCCACGAATAGACTTTGTTGTCGCCCGTTGTTAGTGCAAGCTGGCCGTTGTACGCGCCACTCGCTGGTAGCGATGTAACAAAGTCAACGGTCGACTCGTTGGCTAGTTTGGCTGCGGTGACTGCATCGTCGGTCAGTTCACTGGTGCCGACGCTATTGACGGTGGCGACGGTACCTAGCCCGAGTGTTGTGCGCTGGGCGGCAGCGTCGGCGTCGTCGAGTAGTGCTCGACCTGCGGCGGTCAAACCGGTTACCGCGTAGGTGTCGGCACCAGTGGTGTAGATGGTTTGGTTGGCGCCAGTTGTTAGGGCCGCAATGGATTGCAAACCTGCGTCATAGGCTTGCACATTGGTACCGATGGTCACACCGAGATTGGTGCGAGCATCAGCGGCGTTGCTGGCACCAGTGCCTCCGTCGGCTACAGCGAGGTCAGTGATGCCGGTAATGCTGCCGCCGGTAATCGTTGTAGATGCGGATGTAATAGAAACAGCGCTAAGCGAACCACCTGTAATCGCTACAGCTCCGGCAGATTGCGTAGCAATACTGCCCAGACCGAGTGCTGTGCGTTGATCGGCTGCAGTGGCGCTGCCAATTACTGCGCGTCCGACAGATGTACACGCAATTTCTTCTACCGTGCCGCCACCAGCACTGCTACGGCCTAGGACAACATTAGCAGTGGTTGTATTTTGTATCTTGCCATAGGTGACTGCATTGTTAGTAATAGAAGTAGCGAACGAGCCTGTGCCACTTCCTGTAACAGCACCTGTAAGTGTGATGGTCTGGTCACCAGTGTTGGTGCCGGAGGTGGTGCCGCTGTGTGTACCACTGAACGTGCCTGATTGGGTGGCAAGCGTTCCGAGACCTAGCGTGGTGCGTTGGGCAGCAGCGTCAACGTCATCCAGAAGTGCTCGGCCAGCTGCCGTGCAGCCGATCTCTTCGACGTCACCCGCGCCAGCAGTGCGGCGACCCAGAAGACGGTCAGTAGCGCTGACGTCTTGGAGCTTGGCGTAGGTGACCGCACCATCAGCCAGGGCTTCTGTGCCTAGTTTGGTGAGGCTGGCTTGGTCGAGTTTGGCGAGGTCGATCTCGCCGTTGTCTACGAGATCGATGCCCGCGGCAACCAGATCCTTGGCGGTTACCTTTTTGGTCTCCGAAGCCGAGATGTCCGCAATCGGCAGGACATCGGTAGCAGCGACCCCAGCTTTGGGCAGCGCTGTTAGTTGGGTAATACGCTGGTCGGCCAAAACCCGGCTCCGCTAGTGGGTACTGCTTGGCCCAGTTTAGTCCTCGGATTCTGTCAGCAGGAAATCGAGCGAGCGCTCCAAGAGAATACGGTCTTCGTCTTCTTTAAGAATGTATCCAGATGGTTCTCCGACTAATAGTTTGATCTCTCCAGTTGTAACAAAGTCTAGTGTACACGTTATGATTGCATCAGCGCTTACGTTTAAGCCTGACGCAGTTATGGTTGCCTCGAACTCGTAGTAGACAGATGATTCGCCGGGAGCCAGTGATCTGTCAACTATGTACAGTGCCAAGTCGCAGCTGCTGCCAATATCTACACGCTGCAGAGTTTGCAGCAACATTAATGGCACTTCTTTAATGCCGGTTGTGCTAGAATCGAATAAGCAGTCTATACGGCCACTACCGCTAATCAAGCCGGCAGCAAATTGTGTTCTGAACTTGTCGCTGAGGGATGTGGTATCTACTTGGTCGCGGGTTGTATTGAGTTCGTAGTTAGTAACATTACCTAGTACGCGGGTAACACTATCTCGTAGCGTGATAGTTACGGGCAGGGCCGCGCCCGAGAAAGCAGTGACAGTATATTCCGCGCTGCGATTGTTATTAACGGCCTCGTCAAAGGTGTCGAAAAGTCGTAAACCACCTACAGCATTGACATTGACGTAAGCAGTAATTGTGTCTTCAACGGTGGCGCTTGGCCAGTTGGATGAGGCGAAGCAGATCAAACCGCGTGGATCGGTAGTGCCGATCTCGATTCGGTCCCCTGTGACAAGGTTGTCACCGGAGCGGGCTAGGCCTACCCGATTTAGGGGAAGCGTTACATCGTCTGGGGTGATTTGGTCTGCGAACTGACTAAGCCCGGCTTGGCTGCCGCGCTTTAGCCGGATATTGCCTGTTGCACCAAGGAAGACGGCCATTACGCAGTAACGACTTCAACAAAGTCACCATCCATAGTGAATTGGATTGGCACAGTACTCAACTCGCCAGTACTGACGCTGACTTGGGCGCTGGTGATGTACGCATTAAATTTGATGTCGTCTGCAGCACCGCCGCCTACATTTAGCTCCAAAAACACGCGATCAGATTCGGTTGCAGCACCGCCTTTCATAATTCGGCTAAGAAGTGCTGTGAACTGCGTGAAAGAGGCGCTTTCGGTGCCTTCAAGTCTGTAGTAGATAAGTGTGGCGCTACCTGTTGCGCCTTTGACTCCAGGGGTAAAGGTATTAACGGTACTGTCAATGGCGTTAGTGGACAGCAACTCAACCGTGGTATCCAACGACCAATCACGGATTTTGGCTACGGGCTTTCCGTCAAAGGTTAGGGACCCGGTACGCCCTGTATAGAAAGCCATGACGACTACGTCTCGTGTGTTGCCTCAGTTTACCGGCGGCCTAGGCGACAGCTATCAGTTCGACAGCGACGGAGCAACGTCCTGCGTAGACATGCTGGATTTTAGGCTCACTCTCATAACGCCAGCGGGTACCAGGTGGTGCGTTTAACCCAGTGGCATTAGGCCATCCGCTAAACAGAACAGACGGTAGAGTAAAAGTACGTAGTGTACCGTAGGTACTGTTGTAGTCGTCTAGAAATAGCTGACCATTAGCATTAGATATATTGGTATAGTTAAAACTAAGTTTGGCATTGATGCGCTGACTGCCGTAGAGGATGCGTACCTCAGCGCCTGATTGCGAGCTGAAGCGCTTTATGGGCCAGTCGCCGGGTGTGAACTCGCGGGAGGTTGGGATCAGGGTGGGGAAGGCCATTACTCCAATACGCGGAAGCTGGCTTCTGACAGCACGTCCTTTGCAACAATGCTAGCTCCTGTGCTATCGACTGGTACCTCTACGGCAGAGACGTTGACGAGGCCGTCCTCGTCGAGGGTGAGCTGCTCCACTTGGTACATACCAACACTGGCGCTCGAACTGAGCAGTGTGAACAGGCATCCGTACAACGTCGAATTTGTGACGGCGTTATTTGTGATGGTGATTCGTTGCTCTGTTACAGCGCCAGTGGAAGGGTTGTAGACGAGAGCGTCATAGGTGCCGTTGGCGATGGTTGTGATGCTGACCAAGGTGCCGGCGTCCGTGATGCCGCCGTTGTTGGTGGCGCTGTAGCTGGTGGACTCGGTAATCACACGGATGTAAGAGCCGGGTTGGATCCCGAGGGCGTCGGGCACAGTTTTGAAGCTGACGGTGTGGGTGACGCGGCGGCGGATGCTCAGCAGGAAGCGAGCAGTCAGCAATGCCTGGGCGCGGTTGGTGCAGAAGTCGGTAAGATCGAAGGCTTGCTGGGTGGTGGCACGGTTGCCTTCCGTGATGTCTGCCCAGTCGACCAGGGCAGATGCCTGCGTGGGTAGGTCGTTCTCGACGGTGATGCGCCAACTAACCAGAGCACGGAAGTTTGAACGCTGAGCGGCGTCGATGTACTGCACTTGCAGGCTGTCTTGGATGATATTGCCGGCAGTGAAAATTTGATCGACAGCAATGGGGCTGGTGCTGATTTCGTAATTACTGTTGTAAGGCAGCGCTGGCATCATGCCGAAGCGGCCATTTTTGATAGTGAAGTTACAGAGTTGTAGTGCTGCGTTGTCGTAAAGGAAAGATCGGAAGCTGTCGCTGTCTTCTACAACACCATCGAAGAAGATTCTGTTCGAGCGTTGGAAATTAGCGGTGATGCGTAGGGAGTCGATGTCGATCAACTCTGGCGGTACGATATTGCCAACGCCTTGGCTCTTGCTGGTTAGTAGATAGTAGACCAGATCCGCGAATAGGTTGCTGGGTCTGGTGTCGCCCTCGATTAGGCGGTAGACGCTGATGCCGGTTGGGACCCAAGCGCGTAGTTGACCAATGCCACCAAGCTGCCCACTAGATTTAACAGCTAGTCCGAATGTTGACATGCCGTAGTATTCGGCAAGCGATTCATTGGAGATGGATTCGTTGACGTAAACGATCTCGTGCTCGGGGGAGCTTTCATTCGACTTAACCAGCTCTAGGTAGTGGCTGCAGTCTGAAACCTGAGAATTCTCCTCGAAAATACGGCCTTCTCCAGTGAGTAAAATTTCACCGGGAACCTCTACACTCTTTACTGCAACGCTTGAAACGCTAAAAGCAAAGCCCACCGACGAGTAACCTTCTTGGCGAGCAAACGGATTAGTACTAGGTGTAGCTTTTTCGATCGTAAAAGCGTCATTGACTGCCCAACTTTTTGTGGCGGAAACTACGCTGTACGATTCGGAAGTCCAACGGTAAGTTGAGCCTGCCGCTGATATATACCTTGATCCGACATCAACGCCAACAGTTCCCACACCTGAATAGGCTGTTACGCGTACAGTAATGTATCTATCCCCGTTGGGTTTATAATGCTGTACGTCTACAGAACGCCATTGATTGGCGTAGCTAGGAGCGAATCCTAGTATTTCAGTTAGCCAGGCATGGCGTATTAGTTGTATGCTACCCGTGTTTGAACTTTGTGCATATTGTGATAAGCCCGTAGGCGTTGTTGTAGTGGTAGTGGTTACAGTCGGCTGCACAGATTGCTTAGGATCTGCAAGCATTTCTTCGTTAAACCTGATGCTAGAGATGACCACTACTTCACCAGTCGTTGTTATGCGAAAATCACCGTAAGGAGTTGTGTAATCTTCTCCGATTACTTTACCACCGGACGCATCGAGTCTTGTTGCGAGATTACTGTCGATACTATTAATGGCGATATCAGATCCTGTGCGGGGTATTATGCGATACTCGTAATACCCAGATGTGCGCGGACGGATACGCAAGTAGTTATACAGATCAATAGGCGCTTTTCCGGTGACGCAAAATACTCGTGGGATACGAGCCCAAGGCTGCTGTGGCTGGCCGTAGCGTTGGACCGGGCGAACCCATAAAGAGAAGCACGACGACCGTTCAAAGTACTTGTCCATACGCGGTGTAGTCACCGTTATGTTTGCTTTATCTAGCGTGTGTAGTTTTTCGGCTGTCGGTATTGCATTGAAATTGCACAAGCCATTCGCTCGGTTCCACACCTGACTGCGGATACCGAGCTCGATAACTTCGGTGTCACGGCGCACCGGGCGAATTGTTGCGATGTGCAGTCTGCATATGTTGTAAAAAGCTGCCCCACAATGTTTGCGCGTGTTAAACCCATCGCCACTTAGGGGAAAAGGTGGTGCGCCCGGACCAGGCCAAGGACCTTCGTACCCACCGAGCGGTTCTTCGATGGTCCGCGTGCCGGGGATACCAACTTCTGGTACGCCTATAATTGCAGTGCAGAGAAACGTTATATTAGACAATAGATTCTTGTTTGTATCACGCTCTGAGCGGCTTTGTACAACCCATACGCTTCCGGCTATAACCCATTTAGAACCTATGGTTAGTAAGTCATAAGCACGTTCGCGCCATGACTTTGACGATGTACGTAAGTCTTTTATATCTACATCCGTGTTCTTAAATCCACCGTCTTCTACTGTACGCTCCATCAATTCTTTGTATTGTTGACCTAACGTGATGCGAAACACTAATGTGTCACCTTCACTTACTGCTACTATTGTGCGGTCTGCTATATCGTTGCCTCCGTTTGTGCGGCTATGGCTGACAAAACCCATACCACGTGAATATGCTCGTCCTACGCCAGGCATACCTACTTGTTTACGATCGTCAGCCGGTTGGCCTTCGTACCTGTGCAAGACGTTTGCATTGGCACCAGCTATTTTGGTGCGTTTTGCTTGGGTCTCGAAGCGTGCTGTTTTAATATCATCTTCGGAACCTTTTGTACTAGCGTACGGTGCGCTGATGATTTCCCAGTTGAAGCGATAGGCCGATCCGTTATGAATAGGTTCTGACGTCCCAAAAGCAGTGTTGCTCTGTGGGCTGTACGTCATGGAGAATCCTTGACTAAATTCTCCGTCAGCCGTAGGTGCAGTGAAGATAGGGCGCGTGCCTGTGCCGCTATCTGGTAACCCTTGGGTACCTGCGATTATCCGCGACGGTATAGGGCGATTTTCACCTAGCTGCGAAGACCAATAGAGAGCGTAATCGCGAGAGCCAAGACTATTCAGAGCTGATGTATCGAGACGGATACCACCAAGTTGCGGTGTCTCAACCCCGTGCTCGCCAGCAACATAGATACCCTCGAATGCTTGGTAGCTGCCGTAGGAGTACAGCCGGCTCCAGACCAGTGCGGGAGCGAGGATTAGGCCCCCAGTTAGTACACCGTCGCGTCCAGTTCCGCGTTTGCCGAACGGGATGGGGATTGGTTGACCGTACTCGGCAAGGCTGCTGACATTGTCGAAGCTGGTGGTTTGGTTGAAGCGGCTAGGGCCGATCTGATCCGCGAGCTTTTTACCTCTGATCTTGGCGGGTGTCTCTAGCGCAGGCGCTTTAGGTGCCAGCAAGATGCTGACGGCTGTAGATGCTAAGCCTAAAACAAGGCTGACGATCGCTACAACTTCCCAGTTGTTGATGTCTGGGATATGGTCGTATTCAGCTGGTCTTACATATGCTCGCGACTGCGCGTGACGGATAAGTACTCGATATTCCTGTTCGCTGCAACCTAGAGCTTCAATCAGTGCGATTTCATACGGTAAGAGCGGAGGATCGTAAGGGCGGACACCGGCTTCCAATCGGCTGTTCCGGTCAGGCGATTGAGATACAGGATTCCGTTCTGCCATGTCACCCCGAGAGCTGCTGGGTTTGAGGCCAGCAATACCACGTCACCATCATAGAGCGGAGCCTCTATAGGTTCACCATACCTTCTGACTTCGCGTAGAATACCTTTAATCTCTAGCGCATACCAATCAGGCTGATCACTAGGAGGATCAAGCCCCATAGCTGTCATAGCTTCTATTACTAGCTGGTGACAACGATCGTACTTCCGCCCTATTAAATGATCACACACGGATTTGTGCAGTAAATGGGATGCTTCCGACTTGCCAACGATGTAGTCGGCGGGCTGGGATATTGGTCTGAACTGCGTCCAGCACTGAGTTCAAGCTGATCTGGATGTTGGTTTCGTCCCAGCCTCCGCTAGAACAGGTGCCCCAATAGGTGTAAAGGGTGCTCTGGACTGCTCGAGTGGAGGGTTCCCAGAGCACCGTGGTGACCTTGGCAACCCATAGGTTATCGAGGGCGTCAACGATCCAGGCTCGGGTCATCGCGGTGTTAGCAAATTGAAGCGTGGCGTCTAAGTTGTCACCCTGAAGGGAGGCCACCGCTCCACCGAAGCTGAACGGTAAAAATAGGTAGCCATTTATGTTTTGGTTGATAGCGTAGTTTTGGAAACGATATTGTGCTGCTTGGCCACTAGGGCCGACTTCAAATAAGTGGCCGTAGGCGTATTCCATTAGATACCAACTCCTCTACGTGTGGCGGCGCTGTTTTTCAGGCTGCGCATGGCGCGGCGTTCGCCTTGGATAGCGCCCTGTTGGGCAGCTTGCGCCATACCACGCTGGAACTGATCAGCCGTAACGTAGTCCACATTGTTGATGCGTTCCACGCTGTAGCGGACGTCGATAGGCTCCATCGGAGCAGTCCTGCGGGTGGCTTCAGCCATGACCCCACCGCTACCGACAAAACCACCACCAGCAGGACCGCGGTAACGTCCCATGGCGCCATCCAGGCGAGCTGTGACACCTAGCTTGCCATCAGGTCCGCGCTTGAGCGGCATGATCGCTTCTGGGCCGGCCTCGCCCATGAGACCTGTTTGCACAGCACCTCCATCGGCGAACTGGAATAAGGTCGGAGACGATACGACACCACCCTTAGCGAAGCGGGCAGTACTCCCATCGAAGTAGGCACCCTTAGCGGCCATCAGGGGGAATGAGCCGGGGAGTGGTGGTTTAGCTCCACCTGCTCCCCCACCGAACAAGCCAGCAAACTGCTTAGCAATACCGATTGCTATGTATGTGGCAATCATCTTAGCGGCTTCTTGCATTAAAATCTGACCGATGTCTTTTAAGAAGCTGGAGAATACTTCTTTTGCGGTTGTCGTGCCTTCGATGAGTCCAGTTATACCGTTTGTTAATGCATTACCAACAGCATCTCCGATGCCTTGAGAAACAGTAATAGCAACACCTTCGAGATCTTCTAGCTGTCGTTGTGCATCACCAATGAAGCCCCGTATACGCGTGCCGGGCTCGGTGGCGGCTTTCGCGCGGGCGTCTTCGGCTCCTGCACCGGCACGGCCGGCTGCTCCAACACCTTCGATCTGCTTGCGCAAGCGCTCGATGGTGGCGAGCGCAGCAGCGAGCTGTTTCTCTAGTTCAACCTTTTCGGTACCCGAAGTCGCTGCGATCTTTTGCTGGAGTTCGTCTCGGAGCGCGAGCTCGGTGGTCAGTTGTGCACTGAGTTCCGTTGTGAGACGGTTTACTTCACGTTGAATATCTAACTTGGCTATTTCGGCTGCAATGAACTCGGGTGCGACACCTTCTGCTTGCAAGCTGTTACGCAATTTGAGGGCTTCAATGTCCTCGTAAATACTGCGAGCCTGATCACGCGTTTGTTGAATGAAGTTTGTGGCTTGTTCAGTAGCCAGAATGCGTTGTTTGAGTAGCGCTTCTTGATCCAGCCCACGTAGATACTGTGCATGCTTCGTGTTGACCGCTTCAATAGCGCGTGTTCGCTCGGTATCACTGAGCTTTGTCTGTTTAGCAATACCGTCGAGGATCTGTTGGAGCTCACGCGCAGCAGTAGCGCGCTGGGCAAACAGGTTGGATTCGAGAGCGGCGCGCTCGGGGCTAAAGGTTGTCGAGTCACTACGTGTGAGAGCGTCGTAGTTGGCCTGCAGTTCGAGCAGCTGGTCTTGGTACTGCTCGATTGCGACCTGAGGGAAGGCGGCTTTTGCGATCTCGTCGAAAGCTTCCGCTGTGTTGGCCTCTGTAATCGCTGCCTGTAGTGAGCGGAGGCGCTCCATTGCGCCTGCAAGGCTGCGAACAGCAGTGGCGTAGTTGTCAGCCGCAGCGGATGCATCGGGTAATTCGCTGTCGCCAGCAGGGGCAGCTGTAGGAGGGGCAGCAGCAGCAGCAGCACCTGCGCCGCCTCCCATCAGTTGCTGTGTTGCGGCGCGAAGTTTGCGCGGGTCGGCATACTGGAGTCCGATCCACTCCTGTTTGAGTCCGCGCTCGGTGGCTGCGATGTCTCCCGGGACAACACGATTACGAGCCAGGGCTTCAAACAGCTTCTCCTGTACTGCTGGGCTGAACTTGTCCGAGGGAGAAACACCAGTGGGGCCATATCCTCCGCTCATTAAAGAGCGAAGAGTAGAGCCAATAATTTGATATTTACCAACAGCATGTAGCTGTTGATTGCGTGGAACATTGGGCGCTAGTTGCCTTCGCTGAATCTCAGCGATCGTCATATTGACTAGGTTTGGATCTATACCGCTGCCATGCGCTGTATGTCCCTGATTGCTACCGCCTCGGTTGAACGCTCCGTAGTTTCCTCCGTAGCTTTCGTGGCCGCCGATGAGCTGACTGAGTGCTCCGCTCGGTCCTGTAGGTGCGGGGGGTCCGGCAACGCCTGCTCGGCGCCGAGCGTCAGCTGAATCGCGCTCGTAGTCGGCGGACTTTTTGCGGAGCTCGGCGATCTTCTTCTCAGTGTCGTAGCGGTAGTCGCTGATTGCCTTCTCGAGGTTGGTGACCTCAATGGCAATGGTTTGCTTGGCGGCTTCGATCTCAAGTTCGCCGCGTTCACGGGTGGCGATGTAGTTGTTAAGCGCCTCGAGGGCGGCGCGGGAGGCGCCTTCTTCGCCCTCGATGAGCTTGGCATTGGCTCGCTCGATCTGCTTGATGCGCAGCTCGCCGGCGGCACGGAAGATGTCGACTTCCTTCTGAGCTAAGGCTTCGCGCTGCTGAAATAGGTCGTTCTCGAGCTGGCGGCGCAGGTCAGCGATCTCGCGCTCGAGGTTGGTGCGGTTCTGCGCTTGGAGCTGGACGTCCTTGATCGCTTGCTCACGGTCGCGTTGGGCGTCTACGCCACGCAGCTCGGCTTTGATCTTGGCTTCCTCTTTGAGCAGGCCACCGAGTACTTGACGAGAGCGTTCCTCGAAACGGCCTACCTCGGAGCCAGAGAGTGCATCCCAGAATTCGCCCCAGCTTTGGATACCGGGTTTGAGTTCGTATCGAATTTGGTTGATTTTCTTGCGTACTTCTTCTAGCTGATCGATATTGCGGCTGTAGTTGGCATTAACGATGGCCTGCTCAAAGTCGCGAGCGGATTTTGTAGCGCTATCAGCCGAATCACTTACATCCTTGTACGTTGTTTGGAGGCGACGGAGGGCTTCAGCAGCACGGGCGTTTGACTGTTGATCCTCTTGTGCACGCTGAAAGCGACCGAAGGCGTCGATTACAGCGGCGATACCGATCTGAATGACGGCGATCCAGCCCAAGGAAGCCAGGATCGATGCACCCGCGGCTTTGGCTCCAGCACCGAGGCCGCGGAAGCCAGCAGCGAGGCCGTTCAGTTGCGTGCCTGACGTGACAGCTTGCTTGCCTACGGTGAGCAGCTCAACTGATAGCGCCTTGAGGCCGGCTGCCAGAGCGGGGATAGCGGCGGCTGGGCCTACGAGCGCTGTGGCCAGACCGGCGAAGAGGACGATCAGTTTGCCGATGGCCAGGACAACTGCGGCGATGGCACCGACCAGGCCGGCGAGAGCTGTGCCGAGGCCGCCGATGGCGGGGATGACTGCGCCGACGATGAAGCGGCCGAAGAGTACGAGCTGTGTAGCGGCGTCGAGCCCGACGCGCTTGAGGAGACCGAGTACTGCGGCGACCTCGGAGAAGTACTGGACGGCGGGGGTGTTGAGGAAACGGGAGTAGAGGTTGAACAGACCCGCCAGGGGCTGCGCAATCGTGCCCACCACGGTGGCGATGTTGGCCAGGGCGGAGGCGAGGGCTTCGAAGGTGCCGACCTTGATGCGGACAAAGGCCTCGGCGATGTTGCGGAAGGCATCGACCAGGATCAGTGCGGTGGGCTTCAACGCTTCGATGGCCTGCGTGAGGGCACCGACGGTGCGCTGAGCGACAAGCTCGATCTGGTTGAAGCCTTGCTGCGCGACGGAGGCAGCGGCAGAGGCGGCGCGGGAGGGGTCGCCGGCGCCGATTCCGGTGCGGCCGGCGGTGAGCCCGACGACGAGCTGCCCGGCGCGGCCGATGGCTTGGCCGGCGCCCTCGGCGATGGCGAAGATCTGGGTGCGGATCTTGAACAGGGTCTCGAAGACACTGGTCAGGCCGGCAAGCAGGGGGTCGAGAAGGCCGCGGCCGAAGTTCTGGCCTATGAGTTCACCGAGGTCAGCGATGTTGGAGATGACACCGGCGAAGCCCTGAGCGGCAATTTTCTGGCCGGCTACTGCGGCGGCGAGGCGGTCCTCGAGGAACTTGGTTACGCCGCCGGTTTGAGACTTGGCGCGAGCGATGTCTTCATTGGTGATACCGAGCGCTTTGGCTAGATACGAGTCCGTGGTGATGTCACCACGAAGGATGGAGCCGATCTCTTGCTGCGCCTGGTACAGCGGTATTCCGAAGGTGCCGAGAGCGGCAGCGAAGTTGATCGCGAGGTCTTCGGCTTCCTTCAAGCCACCGCCGATCTGTCCTACCTGTGCAGCAACGAGGCCAAAGACCTCGATGACGTCATTCGAGGTGACGCCCGCCAGGGCGATGGACCGTTCTCGGATGGAGTCGATACGCTCTGCTACGGCGCCGGTCAGTGAGACAATCTTCTGGTATGGATCGGTGATCTCCTTGCCACCAGCAAAGACTCGGTTTGTAGACGCGAGCGTCGTCTGAGTCTTGAGGATCGTCTCGCGGAGCTGGATCTCGCGGCCGATGGTGTTGTTGAAGAAACCGTTCCATGCGGCTTGAACGACGCTGACGGCCTCTTTGAGGGCGAAGGTGGCGAAGCCGACCTTGGCGAGTACATCGATAAGGCGGCCACCGACGGTGCCGGCGACAGTGAGTGAGCGCGAGAGGATGCTTCCTGCTTGCGCGCTTTCCTTAAGCGCTGCGCCGAACTGGAACTGCTGTTTTGCTGTGGCTGCAGTGGTCTTAGCTAGGCTCTCAAACTCGCGGACTTTATCCCCTACTCCGGGTATATTCTTACTGATGGAGTAAAAGGTACGTATGTTGTTGCTGGCTGCCTTAATATCGTTCTGTATGTTTGAAAAGTCTTTGTTTAGACTTCTCAGGTCAATACTGAATTTACGCGACTTCGTAGCCGCAGTAGCGAGTTTATCTACCTGCTGTAGTTTTCGCTCAGCGGCCTGAGTTTCAGCTATTACGTTGAGCCGAAAGTCAGACACGGGCCGATATGCGCTACTCGTATGTTAGGTCGGGCCTGTGGCTGCGGTTGCGAGCGCGGCGTAGACGTGCAGCGGCAGGCACTGGGTGCGTACGAGCTCGGAGAGGATGAACTTGGTGGGTCCGTCGGGGCCGTCGGAGACTGCTGCGGTTGGTTTCCAGTCAGGGAAGGGAAGGAAATCGCGGGGCTGCACCTTGGGTGCGGGGCGCTTGGAACCGGAGTACCCGTGTGCGATCTGGATCAGCACGGTGGTAAGCCGCGCCGCGGTGACGCTTTGCATGTTGGCGTTACCGCGCTCGAGGTCGTCGATCTGGCGCAGCAGCCAGCGGATTGTGCTAATCGGGGTGCGGAGGAACCGGGCGGGGGTGAAGTCTCCACCTACTGGAGATGAACGGACTCGGAAGTAGACCGAGTCCCAGTCAGACAGCGGTGTGCGGAGCGTGTCCTCGGCTTGCTTCAGGGTTTGCTCGGGGGAGGGCTGAATTCGGGCTCCTCCGCCGAATCGTTTCCCTCCGCTGTGGGCCAGCCATCACGCTCCCAGGTGAGGAGCTCGAAGATTTGCTCCATCAAGCGTGCGGGGATGGCTTCGGTGTCGGCCTCGGTCCAGTCTTCAAGCTTTTGCCAGTCCTTGGCGCGTGGCAGCTTGGCTTCGCCGCGGTACTGCATGAAGAGCGTAACGAAGGCAATCTGCTGCTCGACAGCTCCGATGGAGTCGCGCTGCAGCTCCTCTAGGTCAGAAGCGTAGTCGTAGAGCAGCTCTTGGTTCTCTTCGGCGGAGTTGCCGAGAAGGTCAATAGCTTCTTTGGTTGTGATGCCTTTGTCTTTAGCAATGCGCTGCGCAAGCTTAATAGAGCGAAAAGTCGACTTAGATTGCTTACGGCTTAGCGTTTCAATGCCCTTAGCTTCACCTGGTACAAGGTCGTGGTAAACGGGGAAGCGGAAAGGGCCGATCTCGTGGTACTCCTCGGGGGAGAACAGGAGCGACGCGTACTTAGACATCAGCGATGGGGAGATCGATGGACCAAGACCTGAAAGGCTCAACTTGGTTTACGAGCTCGTCAGGTAGTTCAACCATCACGCTAGCAGCCTCATACGCTAAGCGTATAGATTTGAACGGGATCAGGGGCTCCAGGTACAAGGCGCCGCAGTGAAGGGTGTCGCCTTGTACTTGGCAGTTCACTGCATACACCATGTGGGCTGCGTCCATTAAGAGGTCGTGTTGCATTGCTGTAGGTACAAAAAAGCCCCGCGATGGCGGGGCTGAGTAGTTGGCTCGAGCTCAGTCTGACCCTTAGGCCGTACGGAAGAGGGTCTCGAAACCTTGGAGGGGGAACAGAACACCGGTAGCAGAGGGGTTACCGCTGTTGTCGAGGGCCTGTTTGATGGCACCGTCAGCCACGCGGAGGCGGTAGATGGTGTTGCTAGCCAGGTTGGCAGAGGGGTTGATGGTAACGACGTTGCTTGCCAGAGAGACCGCAGCAGGAACAAGAGCACCACCGGAGGCGACCTCGAGGCGGAAGCCACTGCCGTCGGTTTGACCCAGGGAGAGCTGAGTCAGCGCCGCGGTGCCGTCGCTGGTGTAGGTGACGGTGAGGTCGTTGCCTACAACCACAGAGGAAGCGTTGTTAGCTGGCACAACCGCATACCGGCGGGTGCCGGAGGTAGCAGAGGTGAACAGCAGGCTCGACTGCACGCCACCGAAGGCCAGGGGGGTAGCACCAGCGTCGTAGCGGCCGAATACGGGGCGACCGCGGGACATCAGGTCGAAGGAGACCTCGGTGAGACCCTCTGCGGTGAGGTTCTCGTTGTAGTTCATCACGACGGCGTTGAAGCCGGTGAAGTCGTAGATGTAGTTGCCGCTAGTACCGTTGGCCTGACCGAGCTCTTTAAGAAACTCGATGTAGAGCTCGTAGTCCTTGTTGTACCGCGCTTTCTCAATAAGAGAAAAGCCCTCTTCGTAGTTGCCACGGAACACGGGGCAGTTCTGGCCGGCCGGGATGCCTGTGTCCTTCAGGAAGTAGGCAGTCACCGAGGCCTGCACCGTGGAGCCGGTGATCACCGAGTCACCCCAACCGTCGTCACCGAGGAGACGGAACTCCTGGTTGTTGTCGTTGATGGCGAAGGTGGTGTTGCTGACACCTTGGATCTCGACGTAGCGGGAACCGGCGTCGAGAGTGGGCAGGGTGACCATGCCGGCGGTGTCGCGGGTGGCGAAGTAGCGGCAGGGAGGGGTGAGGTCCACGGCACGGACTAGGGTCCGGTGAGCCTTGTGGAACGACAGCCCGATGGCGTAGTCGGCCATGGTTGGGACTCCTTATGGGATCGGGGGGTTCAGAACGGGGCCCAAGATGGACACCGTCAAGGCCTCGTATGTGGCCTCGGTCCGGGGAGTGTGCGTAGCACTATCCCGGGGGAAGGTGCGTGCCAGGCGCCTGCTGATGTCCAGCAGAGAGATCGGCATGCGAGTGCCCTTGCGGGTGCCGTAGTTCGTGAAACGAACAGGCCAGCGCTCGAAGGACAGGATGGCTCCGACGGAGCCAGGAGAGACGATCTCGGGTACATCAGTGATGGTGCACTCGATTCCGGTTACAGCCCAGTTGGAGGGAACCATGGCCTCGCCGACGACGTAGACCGCAGGGATGCGGGTGTTGTTGGGCAAGGTGTAGTAGCCGGGCCAGCTGGCTTGCGACTTGAGCGTGGTGCCATCGACCTCGTAGAGATCGAGGATGTAGCGCTCGATGGTGGTGCGTAGGGAGCGCACCTCGGGGCAGCTGGTTGAGATCGTCATGACTGCTCAGCGCGGAGAGCGTTGCGCAGGAAGCGGTCGAACTGGGCTTGTGCTTCTTCAAGAGGAGCCTTAGTCCAAGGTCGGCCGGGGAAGCGGAGGCCGGTGATGGCAACTCCGCCCTCGTGGACCTGGGCGGCATATTCCACCGGCCAGGTGAAGGTGACTGACCCGTCAGCGTTGACGGATCGAGTCTGGCTGGCACGGAGGCGGCCGGTATCCACGATGTCCCGCACCTTCGGAGGTGTGGGGTAGTCCCATTTGGCCGACGAGATCTCCGCGGTGAAGCGGGTGTCGAGCCAAGTGGCAAGCTGCCGGGTCGCCTGGGCGGTGGCAGCGCGGAGCTGTGCGTCGAGTGGGCGTCTAGCCATCGATGAAGCCTCCGATGACACGGAACGTGCCTTGGATGGACTGGCGGATGTCCTGGTAGGCAGTGGCGTCCATATCGAGATCGAAAACGAGCTCGAAACGGCCGCGGTAGCCATTGATGATGGCTTCCGCCTGGCTGCCGTTGGTAATCCGAAGGTCTAGGCGGTCGGGGCTAAGTAGGCGCCCGCTGCAGCGGTAGCTCGAGTTGTCGGCTCCTGGTTGGCCATCCCACGAGGGGGCCTCGAGTTTGAGCGCAGCCAGGTATTCGACGGTCTCGACGGTTTGCACCGTGTTGCCCGTGCTGGCGTCCGTAGTGAGGGTGGTTCCGCCAACCTCGAATGCCAGCTGGGCGTTGCCCCAGGGGGCGTAGCTAGCGATCGTGGCGGCGGAGATAGCCATGACTACAGCGCGAATCCAGAAAGAGCGAGGTTGCCTTTGAGGCGTTCGTACTCCTGGCCGTACAAGCTGGCGGTCAGACCGGTGCCGAGGGGCTGGCCGGCCTGACTACCGACCTGAAGGCCGATCTGCATGACACGGGTGGAGAGGATGTGAGCCGCCAGATTGCTGACGGCCTCGGTGTGAACGGTGCCCCAGTTGGCCGCAGGGGTGGAACGGCCAGCCTCCGTGAGGGCGCTCTGGACTACGGGGAGCGAAAGCTCGCCGAACTCGGGGAAGCGGGTAAGGAACTCACTGGAGGTGGGGACAGCCATTAGCCGTTACCCTCTGTGATGGCAGAGATGCGCTTGCTGATGGCGTTGCGGATGCGGATCCGCTGCTCACCTGACTCCCAACGTTGGAGCTGGGCGACATCGAAGCTGTCCTCCACGAGACGGAGTGCCTGCGTGACAGGCATGTCTGCGATGGAGTCCACGTCAGCGGCTGCTGCAGGATCGGACACGAAGGCCTGATCCTCTTCGACGCGCAGGGCGCCGAGTTTCAGCATGTTCTTGACGACGTCGTAGTCCTTGATCTGCTCCCACACTTTCTCGGGGAAGCCGCGGTTGACACCGGACTTCACCTGGATGCTTTCCGGTTGTCCTGTGTGTTGGACAAAGGAGAAGCCAATCGTGCACTCGGGGTCCATTGGAGGACTTTCGAGTTCGGGGCGATAGACGAGGATCATGATCAGAAAGGTGAAAGAGCCAACAAAGCAAGCGCGCAGCCTGGATCAGGCTTTCTCGAGCACGATGGCGCTCTTGGGGTAGTAGAGCGCGAGGCCGCCGATGCGAGCGTGAGCGGCGACGGAGAACTCGAGCTCGGCGCGCACGGGCGGGAAGAACTCGAGGGGCTGCGGGATGTGCAGCTGCAGCTTGTCGGGGCTGCGGTCGTAGCAGATCACGCGGTCCTTGGACAGGACACCACCAGACTTGGAGGCTTCGAGCTCGTTGATGGGCTCGATCGCGGTGATCATCGGGTTGGTGCGCAGGAAGAACTCCATCACCGTGGTGTCGGAGGTGGTGCTGCGCGGGGTGGTGGAGATGATGCGGTACACGTTGTAGGGCACCAGCATCGTGTTGGGCATCTCCTTCATGTTGCTGTTCTGCACGATCCGTGTGGCGGGCTCGTTGAGCAGCTGCAGCATCTCGTCGGTGGTGATGTCCACGGTGTCGAACCAGTGGTCCGGCACCAGCTTGTCCACCTGGTTGTTGTTGAAGAAGCCCTTCATGCCGGAGGGGGCATCGCCGAAGTAGGCGATCTCCTGCACTTTCTCCTCGTAGGCGCGGCGCACGGCGTTAGCGCGGCGCTGCTCCAGGTTCATGCCGGGCACCATGGAGGCGGCACGGGTTTCCTGGACGGTGTAGGCGAAGGAAGCACCGAGGCTGCGGACCGGGTGGGTCACTTCCTTGCGGAGGACGTCAGCGCGGGGCAGGTCTTGGGCTTTGTCGCCAATGACCTTCATCGAGCCTTGCTTGTCGAAGACGCGATAGGTGAAGGAATCAGCGCCGTTACCGACCTCGGAGGAGACGGGGATGACGGTGCTGTACTTGATGTCGGCGTACTCAACCTCGAAGGCGCGAGCGAGGATGGACTCCAGCTCGCGAGCAAGAAAGAGGCCGACCGAGTCGTTACGGATGTCGGTGGTCATGGGATGGGGCTCCGGGATCAGGTGTCGGCGGTGAAGGTGATCCCCGGGATGTCAATCTCGAGGAGGACCAGGCCGGCGCCGCTGGTTTCAGACAGCCAGCGAGCCCCGCCAGTCATGGCGAAGGTCTTGTTGGCCACGGCGGTCTTGGTGAAGCGACCCACGAAAGCACCGGTGACGGTGGACGAGTGGTCGACGCCGAAGAAACGCACAGCATCACCGAGGGCGATGGCGGCGGTGCTGTAGACCCAGACGACGCCTTTGGAGACGACGTTCATGGTCTGGCCATTCGGGTAGCCCACGCGAAGGGAGCCATCACCGATGATGTTGGTGGGGTTGGGGGTGTAGGCAGAGCTGCCACCAACGCCCTCGAAGGTCAGACCGTCGACGGACAGACCCACGACACCGGTGCCACTGGTTGCCAGCAGCACAGCAAAGGGATCGTTGCTGGTGGGGTCGTTATCGATGGCGACCAGCGAGCCGAAGGGGATGGCAACGCCGGACTGGTTGTAGTAGCTGCGGGACACATAGGCCTGCAGGTCAGCGATCATGCCCTCGTGGCCCACGGTCAGCTCCAGGGGGTAGCTGCCTTGAGCGCCGGTCGGGTTGCTGACGACAGTAGGGGTGAAAGATACGGCCATTGGAAGGAACTCCTTACTTGGTAGCGGTGAGGGGACGTTTCCAAGCGTCAGTCACCTTGCTGCGATAGGCAGCGATGGGGCTGTCGGTGGAGCGGCCGGCACCTTTCAGCGCGTCACGCAGGGTGGCGGTGCTGTCGGCGCGATCGGAATCGGCGTCCTCTTTGGTTTCGCCGTCGGCATCCTCGGAGTCGTCGTCCTCGGGGTCGCCATCTTCGTCGCCTTCGGCGTCAGCACGGGCGGCGAGGATGCCTTCAACCACGCCCTGGATGTAGGCGGGTTCGGCGTCGTCGCGGGGTGCGGAGCCGGTGAGGTTCTCGAAAGCCTGTGTGTACAGGGAGGCGTCGTCGATACCGTCGAACTTGAAGTCCTCGGTGAACGCGGGGGCGAGGCGTTGCAGGGTTGCGAGGCGCTCGGCGACCAGCTGGTCGAGCTCGGCGGTGTCGATGCGGGCGTCGCCGGAGGCAGCGAGCTGCTCCTCGAGTGCATCGGCACGACCTTCAGCGGCCTCTTTGTCGTAGGCCAGAGCGTCGAAGTCGGCCTGCAGAGTGTCGAGCTTGGTGGCAAGCTCGTCGCGCTCGGTGGTGAGTGCTTGCAGTTGGCGCCCCATGTCCCGGGAGTAGGACTGGACCGCGCTGGCTGCTTCTGCGGGCAGATCGATCTCCAGGCCGTCGAGTTTGACGGTTGCCATAACGGGAGATGCAGTTGAACTGGACTGGGGCGCCATTTCGTGCTCGGGGAAGGCGGCTACAGCATCAGCTGCATCCATTCGATCGAGCAAGAGTCGTACCTCCGGGCCAGCCCGGCCGCGGGGGACAATGGCGATGTGGTTCACCCGGATGTTGCGCTGGACGCCGGCGTACTCTTCGCCCTCGGGGGTGATTCCGGGGGTGGGGTCAAAGTCGACCTTGTAGCCGGCAGATACCTCGGTGGCATCCTTGCGCTTGATCTTCTCGATGGCATCAGCGTCGGTGACAACGAGTGCGACCTCGACAAAACCGTCGTTGTACCGAACTTGGCTACCGGAGTAGCCGACTTGGTACTGCTTGGTGTTGGCGGAGTCGAGAAGAACCGGTGGGTGACCCCACGTTGCGGGTTTCATGCCGAACGTGGAGAGGGAGTCCGGGTTACTGACCTCCTCAGGGGGTCGGTATTCGCGGACTTGGGAGCCATCAGACCGGCGGTAGAGCTGCGTACCCGAGCGGGCGGCGCGACACCAAACCCGGAGGTAGCCCTCGGGGGTGGTTTCGCTGCCCGTGATGGGAGCGAAGTCGTACCTGGACACTGATGTTTCCATGCTTAAGAGCTTACCGGTTCTTGTGCGTTTGCTTAGCTTTATGCACAGAGCGGTTACAGCACTTGGCGATTCATAGGCAGTTGACGTTGTGTCGGCGTATCAGGGCACTACGGGAATACCATAAGTTTACGCAGTTTGAAGTTGCAGAGAGGTTAGGCGTTAGCCAAGCTGCATATTCGCGGTTGGAGAAAGGAGAGATAGAGGTGTCAGTTATGAAGCTGATAGCTTTGAGCGAGATCTACGATGTTAGGTTGCAGGAATTAGTAAAAGATATCTAGACAATCTCGAACCACGCGAGGTCGAGGAATAGCTTGGCGGCGTTGTTGGTGGGAGTAGCAGCGATCAGTAGTACGTCGCTTACACCAGCGAGGGTGCGACCGAGCTGGAAGTTGAAGTCTGTAATGCTCCCGAGGTCTAGTGAAGAAGAGCTTGTGAGATAGCCTCCTGCGATCTCGGTACCACCGGTGAAGCTGGTGATTGTGGTGTTGTATTGGACGTTGTTATTGACGTGAGTGGACCAGGTGCCTCCTGTGATTGTGGGGTTAAGCAAAACATGGTACTGGACAATGTCTAGCTTGTTATTTGTCGTCTGTTCGACAGCCGCGTTTAAGTTGGATGGAACAACTACACTATCTAAACGGGTGCTGTTTAAGCGCAGCGCCAGTACGGGGTAGATCGTGCCGGCAGTGGCGAGTGTGACTGCGGTGGAGCCGGTGGCGATGTTGTAGCGGCGGCTGAAGCCTTCGTATCCGCCCTCGGAGGCGACGGTGTTGCAGATCTGCTTTGCGGTAGCTGAGGTCGCAATAGTTCCTGTGTTCTCGATCTCCTGGCGTAGGGGGAGGATCGCGGTGGTCATGTAGCTGGTGAGGTTGATGTTGTCGCCGTGGAAGGTGTGAGCGATGACCATGCGGCCATCGACGACGAAGCCGCATCGGACATCGCCGACACCGAGCCACTCGATGTCAATCCAGAAGATCTGGGTTTTGGATAGGTCGAGAGTGCGGCCGGAAAGGCCGGTGCCATCGAATTTGTCGTTGTTCCATTCGGCCTGGGCGATGCGGGTGTTTACGACCTCGCCGGTGACGTAGCTGCGGCGAACGAGGTAGGTAGCAGTGCCATCGCTCTCGAGATAGATGCCGTTCTGGGTGCCGAAGTAGCCGATGCGTTGGCGCAGGTTGGTCTGTGGTGCCGCGAAAGCAAAGGATGTCATCACCAGCATCGATTTACCGGGCTGGTAAGGGAAGACCCGTTTGGTTTCGCGGTAGACGTAAGCGCCAGAGGTTGTTGGGACGGTGAGATTTACGCAGCTTTCGTTGGCGGCGTATGTCTTGGAGCCGCCACCATTTAATGCTGTGTCCCATTTGTCGTTCTCTTGATAGCGGTGTTGGCTATCGAAGATTGTGAAGGGCGAGCTTGTACGTAGACGACCGAAGGCATCGCCGCTGGTGCCGGTGTTAGCGAGGACGGGTACGGGATATTCGACGTCGCCGCGGACGTACTCCAGCTCGTAGCGGTCGTTATTGACAATGCGTTGGCCCACGGGTAGATAGCGCTGCTGCTGCTATCAGGCTAGGGGCGCTACAGCGGAGTACCGAAGGGCTGCTTGCGCTCGCGGGCAAGGCGGGCGGCACGTTCTGGCTCTAGGGCTAGTCGTAGCCGTGGGGTTTTGACACCGAGAGCCTTTGCTACATCACTCATTTGAATGAGTCCACGCTCCATGGCTGCTCGCGGCGCTGTGTTGGCGTTGGCAGTCAGGATACGGCGTGTGAGTCCAGGAATGCGCGGTTGATCGGCCCCGCTTACGAAGCGTGAGCGGGGCATCCGGTCGGCAGCCAAGAGTTCGCGCTCGAGAGCGTCGTGGTAACGCTTGACTGCGATCTCGAAGCGCTCGGTGTTGGCAGCGCCTCCGTAAGTCGATAGTGCCTTTGCCTGCTTCTCAACGTTAGCTAGTACACCTTTGTATTTATTAGTAAAATCAGCACCGCGTGAATTAAACCCTAAAAAGTCGGGAAGCCTATTCATATCATACATCAAGTTCATTACACCATTGCGGTAATGCGCTGGTTGCCGTGGATCATGCAGCTCTGTAGCATAACCAAAGTCTATCAATGCTACTTTTTTACTTTTAGCATTAACCATAAGATTTCCGTTATGAATGTCTCCATGTGCTAAGCCTGCTGTGTGTAACTTGCGAAACTCACGTGCGATTTTTGTTTTAACAATTAAGGGTGCGTTTGAGGCGTTACCATTAGAGTCACGGTATTCTTTACCTAAAGTCTTGTAGCCACTCATATGAGTCAAAATCAGAGTCTGCGACCTTACCTGGCCATCCGCGTCGCTGATTGCTTGCATACGAAGCGGAGCGGGGACGTTGACACCGGCATAGTCGGCCAGGTCTAGGCGGCGGAACTCGCTAGCAACGTCGTCCTCGTCGCCATTGCGGAAGAGCTTGATGCCGTACTTCTCAGAAGGATGGACAAAGTAAGTGCCGAAAGCTCCTGCGCCTGCTTGGCAGCGGGGTTGATTGACGTAGCCTCCTGCCGATGCAAGACCCTGGCTGCCGGTAGACACCAAGGCGCGGGCGTGCATAGCCCCGGTGGAAAGGCCGTA